CAACCTATTTTAGCTGCTAATATACAAGAACATTCTGTAATGAAATATCAAGAACAGATTAATGGTATGACACAACAGAAACTACAACAAAATGTTTCACCACAAGATGCACAGAATCCTGCAGTAGTACAAGGTGCTATGGCAGAAGCTGCTAAAGAAGTTGCAAATGCAAATGCAGCTATGGGATTAATTAAATCTCCAGAGCAACAAATGGTAGCACTAGAAGAACAAAAGGTAAAACTAGAACAACAAAAGTTACAGTTAAAAGCTATGCAAGATAATGCAAAAGCAATACTAGATGCACAAAAACTTGAAATGGAACAAAGTGAAGTATTATTAAAAGTAGCTGATAATCAACAAACAAAACAATTTAAAGAACAAAAAGCACAAGCAGATAGATTAAGTAAACAACAAATGAAAGCATTAGAAGCTTTAGTTAATATGTCTCTTGAAAGTAATAAAATTGAAAGTCAAGAAAAAATGAAATCTGCTGAACTCTTAACCAAACTAAGTCAATAAAAATATATGCCTTTAGATGAAATTATTAAAGCATATGCTGATGAAATTCAAAATTTAAAAAATGTTCTCGGTGATGGCAGTCCTGAATCGTATGCACAATATCGTCAACTTGTAGGAACTATACAAGGTATTGAATGGTCTCGCCATAAATTAATTGATATTATAAAAAAATTAAACCAAGAAGAGGAGTAAATATGCAAACTGTACCTATGGGTCGTTCCATAAAAAATGATATGTGGATTACACAAGAAGAAGTTCCTAATCCAGATATTTTACCAGAGCTTCCAGGTTATCATGTTTTAGTGAGACCTGTAAGTATTAAAGCAGAAACTAAAGGTGGTATTTTATTACCAGATTCTACAAGAGAAGATATGGCTTATCTTACAACAGTAGGACAAGTTGTAGTATTAGGAGATTTAGCTTATAAAGATAAAGAAAAGTTTCCTAATGGACCTTGGTGTAATCTAGATGATTATATATGTTATGGTAAACATGCAGGTCAAAAGATTAAATATAAAGGTATACGATATGTATTATTATATGATGACCAAGTTATGATGAGAGTAGAAAGTCCTAAAACTTTAGATCCTACTTATAATTTATCTACAAATGTAGCATAAATTATTTGTTTAGTAAAAATTTTTAATGTATAATATAAAGTAAACGTAAATCGTTTGTCTCGTAAACAACGGAGGTAGTAATGACAAAAGAAGAAAACTGGGAGAAAGTAGAAACTCCTACAAAAGAAAACGAAGAAAAAATAGAAATAGAAATGGAAGAACCAGATGATGCAACACCATCTTCTGTAGAACCAGAAGTAGAAAAGCCTAAACAAGAAGAACCAAAAGAATTAGAAGGTATAGAAACTAAAGGTGCTCAAAAAAGAATTAGGCAATTAATAAAACAGAGAAAAGATAAAGAAGATCAGATAGCTCAATTAGTAAAACAAAATGAGGAGCTACAAGGTTTAGTTAAACAAAGAGAAACTGAATTTTCTACTGTAAGTAAAAAGAATTTAGAAGTAACAGAAAAACAATTAACAGATAAAATTAATATGGCTCGTGTAGCATATAAAAATGCATACGAAGCAGGTGATCAAGATAAGCTTTTACAAGCACAAGAAATGTTAAATGAAGCTCA